CATAATAATAAATCAATTGATCCGTGGAGTTTTCTGGAGTAGGCCATATATTCATTACAGGGTCAATCTGCCTGTCAAAATACACTTGGCTTGGACGACCTTCTGTTGTTTTAGCTGGTAACGTAAGGTACTCTCCTCGGCTAATTTTTTGTATCTCAAAGTCTGTGCCATTACGACGTAACACTACTTCTAACAAATCCACTACGTCTGATGTTAACGTCTGTTGGGCCTGGCCCTTTGTTAAAGTAATAGTACGTTGTTTTACTGTCCACAAATTCAACCCACGATTTGCCCAGTCTGCAAACATCAAGTTAAGAGACCGACGAGCCGTCTTTGCATCGTACCCTGTGCGTACTTCTATTCCGCACCGCTCATACGCTTCTTCGATGATATCTGCTACATCGAGTTCGAAATCTCTTGATCCTGAAGTTGCCATAGCTTAACTCATATGTGGTTTCTGGTTTGTTTTCACAGTGACTGCGCCACCGTTTTTAAAACCTTTAACTTTGCCGCCCTTTTTTAGTTTTACCCCACGACCTTTTAAAATGTCTTTTTGAGTAACTTTACCGTCACCAGTTAAGTCAGGAAACTTAGCCATCTTCTTCATCCTCATTGTATAAGTTATCAAAAACTCTATTTACATCCAGTGTATAGTCTAAATCACTTTTTGAATAGTGTATATGTTGAGAGGGTCTAAAGTCTGGTGCACCCTCACCTACTGCAAACCAAGCTGGGTGTGTTACCCGAACCCGATTATTTGGTAGCGCAACAATATTACCCGTCCATTCTCCTGCGTCCAACAACTGCATCACATGGCTTTGTTTATGCTGTGCTGGATCATCAGCTATCTCACTGTTGGTATAGTCTACAGTGAACAAGTATTTAGCGGGAAACATCTCGCCGTTTATTTTGGCTAACCAAGGACATGGTGTAGCTCTGTCTAACGTATATACTGCATGATGATGTGAAGAACAGTCCCAAGGCTGTGCATCATGTGTTGCCATGGGTTCAGGCCACTCTTCAAGTGGGATGTCTGCAACTAGTGCTGTGATAGGCATTCTTGCCCACATTGCACCTCCATGAACGGTGTCCTCTTCTTCTCCTTCTGCTTCACAGCCAGTAAAGATAACTTGAAAACTAAGAGACCGATTTGGAATTGTAGTTACAGCAACAACCATAGCATGCAAGAATTCACCGTGATATTGCTCATGATTGTGAGTGTATTCACGACGAACCCATGCCTTAAAATAAGGGATATTACTTTGTAGGTATGGCATTTGAGTTAGAAGATTCCTTTGAATCCTGAACCTGAAACTTGCGCTCCACCAACTCTACCGCCTTTAGCCATTCCCTTGGGCTTAACCTTGCCGCCATTTTTCATACCCTTGGGCTTAACCTTGCCGCCATTTTTCATACCTTTAGGCTTAACCTTGCCACCGTTCTTCATACCCTTGGGCTTGACCTTGCCGCCGTTCTTCATACCCTTGGGTTTGATTTTGCCACCATTTCGATAGCCTTTTTTCTTCATTGCCATGTCAGTTCTCCTTTCAGAACACTCTTACTAATCCACCGTTAGCCTTTTTATTCTTCCAGCTAATACGCTTAGATGATTTCTTTTTCTTTGCAGCGGAAGTACACTGCGCCATAGTAGGTCTACAAGCAGGATATCCTCTACGCTTCTCTCCTTTTTGACGACCACAAGGTTTGCCCGTTTTACAGTCAACCCATCCTTTGCCGTCATTCTTAGAAAACCAGTCGCGTAAAGTATTCTTCTTTGCCATCAGAAGTTCCTTGTAACTTTTCGTTTGCTTTCTTGCATAGCAGGTCCACAACCAGCAGCAATGTAACCACCACTTACAAGTTTTTTCTTTGGAGGTCTTTTAGGGTTATCAATAGCAGAGACTACTCCACCCTCTGCTTTCTTTTTCTTATTACCCCAGTTTTTAGCGCCAACCTTGCGACATTTAGAAAGTGCCCCTGAAGCGTATGCGCTGGGCCAGACTTTGTATCGGCTTTTTACTTTGTGATAACAAGCGTCTTTTTTTGACTTCTTTTTTGCCATTAGTTCGCCTCCGAGGTGACTTGGATACTTGGGATGATATTTGTCCACGACTTATCAAAACTAAACTTCCTTTCTGTTAGTTCTTCTACAGACTGAACCAAGTGATCAATCTTTACATCCATGACCTCTGTTCTCTTATCTACACTCACAAGTGTAGTAATCATCCAGATAAGACCAACAGATGAAAGGGATAATCCCGCGCCCCAAAATAAAAGCTGTACGTTCTTATCCACTTTAATCACCACTCTCTACAAGACCAATACTTGGCCTTTAGTTTATCCAGTGTGCCTTTATCACAGCCGTGACGGGCGCGAAAAGATTTTCTCGCTTTTGGATTAGACTTTCTGATCTTCATATTAGCATCACCGAAACGAACAATCTTTTCTTTGCCCTTATCGCAAGCCTTTACAACAAACTTTTTACCACCAGAAACCTGACGCTTTGGCTTGTTGCATTTCATCTTGGCCTTGTCGATTTTAGCCATCACGCTAACCCTATCTAGGTGTCGTCAAGTAATGCACAAACAATACAAGTTGCAGTTGCGGCACTTGATCCATCGTGACCAATTGCATGTACACCCGCAACTGTTGCATTTGGATATCTACCATAGAAAGACTGGTTAGGACTAATTTTAACCGCATCATCTGTAGTGTTTGCTACAGTTCCTGCATCGAAAACAACATAAATATCATTGGCTGCATCTGTATTTTTAATATAGATGAACTCAATTTTATCTGTTCCGGCTACTGCTGTAGGCTGCACATTAGCATTCACTGCGGTATAATCGGTATAATAACCTGCAATCAAATCCGTGCTTGCCGCTGTAACACTGGTTAGTTTGTAGTACCACTTATCGTTCGCATCCTTTGGCGAAACAGTGGTTGTGGCTTCAATAGTTTTGGCTATCTCGTCCGGTAGTATCGTAGTCTTCATGACTACTGTAGCTGCGTCAGCCATGTTTTATCTCCTTTCCATTCACCCGAAAAATCCAGTTATCGAAGTGATGTTCGTTAGCGTTACATGGCATTCATCATCAAAAATAATACCATGATCGGGTATAGTTACTTGCGTGTCATCCGAGGTGTTAAACACCATGTCTAACAACGTTGCTCCACCGCTACCGTTTTTGAAAACCACTTGAGGAGAACCACTTGAGGCTGTCTTTACATAGAAAGCCTTTAGACGAGTTCTGCCGCCTTGTAGTGTCCCAGTGCCAGCAGCTGTCTTTGCAAATATAGAAGCAGCCATGTGTTACCTCCTCTAGGCGTTATTGATGCCTTGGATGTATTCAACCGTAACATTACCCGCGCCAGACGATCCCGCTGAAAAGTCTATAAAGATTGGAAGATCAGCAGTTCCAATGTCTACCCAAGTATCCGCATCCGTAATCGTTCCAGCCGAACCAAGTTTAATTACATTGGCTGCTGTACCTGCGGCTAACGCAGTAAACAATTCAGTAGAAGTTGAACTCGTGCCCATGGTAATGTTTGCGGCATCACATGCGGTGGTGATATAAACACGTATTTCAACGATTTGACTGTTAGCAGGAATAACAATTCCTGTGTCCGCAGCAGTAGTAGACTGTGTCCAAGATGCTGTTTGCGCCATCTTAACAAAACCTACATTTGCTTTATCGGTTCCTACAGTTGTGCCTATAGTATCCTTTATTGTCCCAGCTTTAATAGGACCTGAAAAAGTTGTTGTACCCATGTCGATCTCCTGTCTGGGTTAAGTCAGTGACCCCATGTCACTGTCAGGGATAACAATACTATACCACAGGAAATATAAAAAGAAAGGGGCAACCTAAGTTGCCCCAGTCATCAGGGAGGTAATCTTTGCAAAAAGACTACCTCATTGTATCACAAGTTATGCTCCAGGTGAACCGAAAACACAACGTGGGTCTGAGAACCCAAAGCTGTAACGCTCACGAGCTTTAAATCTCATGTTGCCTGTATCGAAGTCAGCTTCCATACCAGTAGACATTGGCGTACGCTCGAAGTGGATAAATCCACGAGGTGCGTCCGTTAATAGGAAGAACGCATCTGGATCTGTTAAGAAGTCGTTAACGGCATAACCGTTTGGCAACATCCCCATGGATCTTAGTGCGTTTACGTCATTGTCTGCTGTGCCGACTCGTAGGTTAGACACCATCAAACGTTCTGCAACAAACTGCAACTGACGTGGTACAAGTAGTTTCATACCTCGTAGCGCAACTCTTAGACCACGCTCATCAACGAAACCTGCGATTTTAATCAAGGCATCTTCAAGAGATGTCTCGTTCAAGTCCGCAGCAACAGACGGTTCGTTAGCAAACGTACCCCCTGAAGTAAGTGGGTGATCGTCTGCACATAGTGCTTTACCGTCACCACCAGCAGAAGCACCTGCTGTGAAAGCGTTGTTAAGAATTGCAGCAGCTTTAACCTGCTTGGTGTGTGCCATTGAACGAGCCAACGCACGAGTATAACGCGAACCAAGACGATCATAAAGATTGTCTTCGATTGCTTCCTCAGTGATTGAGAATGCAAGCGCAATTGTCTCGTGGTTGTAACGAGCAGTGTATGCTTCGTTAGCGTCGTCAAAGTTTATAGCGGCACCTTCCGACTTGGTTGGTGCTGAACCGAAACCACTCAACATCACTTCTTCTTCGAATGCTCGATCAGAAGATTCTGTTGTGAAGATCTCTGCATGCTGGCCTTCGTACCTGTCGTACTCC